CAGATCTTTAAAGTATCTTTGTGTAATTAAATCATCATAGATATCTTTAGGAATATATCTATCAGTTAAATTACCAAATTTTTCTAATTGATTATCTGTATTTTTAACAAACTCTTGTTTGACTAAACGATAAGTATCTCTATCTACTGGAGATAAACGCTGAAAATCTTCTAGAGATAAACCGAATTTTTCATTAATACCGTTATAAATTTTATAAACAGAATAATCATTAAGCATTAACTTTCCTGTAGATGCAATAGCAAATGCAGCATCTTCTACTTCACCTAGTTTTCGTCTTTGCATTAAACTTAATGGTTTTCGGTATACAAGATATTTAATCTTCTTTTTACCATGAATATAAGAATGTGCTCTCACAAATCCTTTACCTTCTATTTCTTTTATCTTATTAAAATCTGTTTCTCTAACAACAAATCTATGACCTCGATCCATTGAAGTAACACCAATAACTCCTAAATTTTCTTTAGCTTTAATGAAATCTTTCTCAGCTATATCACCAGAAAAAGATTTTAATTCTTTTGCTATATATGTCCTATGAATATATGCATTTTTATTTTGTTCCCAAACTTTCTTAGTGATAAGACCAGCATCAACCATATCCTGTCCTAAATCTCTAATAAGTTTTTGTGCATCAAGAGAAAGTTGATGAACTTCTTTACTGATATGTGTTTTACCAGTTGGATCTACTAGATGATCGAGACTTTGCCTTCTTCCATCCAAAAATTCATAAACAATACGTTTTACAGAAGGAGACTGTTCAGCTAAAGTAACAGCTATCCTCATAAATTCTTGTTCTTTTGAAGAAATATCAATCCCTACTTTTTCTATTATGTTTGTATACTCAGCAGGAAGATTGTATGCATCTAAAAATACACGTCCGAACCAATTAGCAACTCTTTCTCCTTGTGGTAATTGCATAAGTTTCTTGGTTCCTTTACCAGCAATGAGAGCCGATAAAATACCTGTAACACCTATTAGAGCTTGAGAAAGACTACCTGTATCTATATCATTTTCTAGTTCATGTCTATCAATAGTAGACTGTATAGGGTCATCCCCTATTGTAAATCCTAAATAAGCTCCAGCACCACCAGCAATAGAAGGAATAGGATTATCAAATATAGGTTGATATAATCTTTTATGAGTAAAATCATAATATCTTTTGACGGATGTTTGATAAGGTTCTACAAAGAATTTTTTAACTTTACTAGTAATAGTTTCTGCTTGACTACCAGTAAAACTTTTTATAGTATCTTCAGGATTGGATGTTAATTCTCTAGCTGATCTATTAGAAACAAAGTCTTTTATTACTTGACCTCCCTTACCAATAATAGGAGCAACGAAAGCTCCTCCAACCATACCTCCTGCTGCTTGTACCCACCTATCTGAAGTATTCTCATCAACATATCCTAAGTAACCAGCAACTCCACCCCATTTTGCTCCTTGCCAAGCCATCTTACCTATAGTTCTTGCTTTTGCTACAGGAACTACCCACCCAACAGGATCAACAAGCATACCAGCAAACCAAGCACCTTTAACAGCACCTCCCCATTCAGGGTGTTCCATAAGCTTATTTAGCAATCTTTGATCTGCATCTTCTTGTTCTTCTCCCCAACCAACAAGCTGTTTAACTCCTCTAACAGTATCTAGAGTACCCATCCATGCAGCCCAAGCTATAGCCTCATCTTTATCCCACTCAGCCACTTCTTGATCCAGGGTCTTATAATCACCTAGAAGAGAACTCTTTGGCTTATTAGCTAAAATACGTTGTTCAATATCCTCTAAAGATTCTCCTAAAGGAGAAACAGTAACTATAGGAGGAACACGAAGAGCCTCTAGTTGTTCATCTAAGTTAGCCATTTAACCACCACGTTCTTTTTCATAAAGTTCAGTCAATCTTCTTGAAACTTCCTCATACCACTGAGGATACTTTAGTGTTATTTTTATAGCTTGATCCTCTATAAATTGTGATGCAGTAACTCCACTTCCAAGTTGCCTTATTGTATTAGTTAATGCAGAAATGTATTCATCACCAACAGGCACCTTACTTTCATACCTAGATAAATTACTTAGTACTGAAGGTGGTATAACACCCTCTGATGGTTCTTCTTCTGATATAACAGGACCAATTGCAGTTATACTATTATCTGCAACTATCTGACTTTCTTTTTCAACCTGTTCTGATACTATACCTTCTTGTTCTATTTGGTCTGGAAGTTTTCCTTTTATTAAATAGGCTTGTAAATTTCTTATGAATGCTTGTTGTACTTCTCCGGTAGGATTATAAAGGAGTTCAGACCAACCTTCAATTCTTTGTTTGTCTTCATTCCCTGGATGAAATCCAAGTCTATCTAATTCTTTAAAACCGTTCTCTGTAATAGCAAATCTAGGTGCTTCCCCTATTTCAAAAGACTTGACTCTATTTAAAAAACCTTGTTTCTCTGCAAGAGTTGTTCTAAAAGAATATTCAGTACTTTTAAATCCACCATCAATTAGAATAGCTCTTATAGATAGACCATCAGGAGTTCTTGCTAAACTATCTAAAGTTTTTCTAAGGGCATCTTGTGTCGTTCCACCTTTTTGATATTCAGAATTAAAGTTAGCTAAAAATTCTTTTGTTACTCTTCTTTTATATTGGTCTTGTGTTTCTGCTCTTGGAGTAGTATCTGTAATAATAGAAAGAGTATTTGATCCTAATTTAAACCCTGTTCCTTTTCCTGGTTCATACTCTCTATCTATTTTAATACTATCTCCATGAATAAGTCTTCGACCATAAATAGTTTCTAAAATTTTAGGAGGAAAACCCATTAAATCTAATTTATAAGCATCAAGTTCTTCAGGAGTTGTATCTTCTGGTAAGATTGCTGTACCAATAATAAGTTCTGAATACTCTTTTTGCTTATCCTTTATTGCACCTTGCTCTTTCATATTCTCAAGAAAAACCCTAGAAAACCCTGAAGCAAAACCTGCAAGTGCATCACTAACCATCTTATTCACCTTCCATATCTAAAAAACTGCCCATGATAGGCTCTTCCGGTTCTGTCATAACAGGCATTCTACTTTCAAAATCAGCCTGACTTTTAAGACTTTGAAATTCTTCTGGATTTAAATTCTCCATAACATCTAAAACAGTCTCTTCACTAATAGCATCATCTGAAAAATCATTAAAAATTCTTGAAGTAATTCCTTCATCTTGTGCATCAGCTACTAATTCAAATATGACAGGAATAACTAGTAGTTCTTCTATATCAGGAGTCCACAGTCCTTCTAAAAATCCTCTAAAAGTAATTGTTCTAGCTAAGGATTCAGCAGGAACACCGGCATACATTAATTTAGTCATATTAGTTTTATTGGAAGAAGTATCTTTTTGATTAAGAATAAAATCAAAAGCTTCAGTCATAGAAGCCATTTCTGGAGGAGTCTCCCAAGGATATTTCCCTAATGTTCCTTTTTCATTATCTTGTAAATCTCCTGTGAGACTTCCTCCTGGAACACTAGAAGCTACAAAAGAAGCTACATTACTCTCATCTCCTTCTGGTAAATCTAAATCATCAAGCATACCATCATATTTCTTATCTGAATCTTTAAAAGATTTAATAGCCTCTTTATCATTTTCTATAAGACTAATAATTTCTTCTACACCACCTTCATATCTAGAAATAACATGGATCATAACATCATTTAACTGTTTCATACCCTGACCTAATAGCATATCCTTTTCACTTTGCTCTACAGGAATAGGGGGTGCATCTCCTTGCATTTCAAGAAAACTCATATCTTGTCCCTCAAGAATAGCTGGTACTTGTTCTGCCATATTACTTAACCTCTCTTAAACTAATCTAGAATAATTTACTGTATAATAACCATCATATCCTTTAGAAACTAAGACTTAGCAAACATCCCACCAATTATTGCTCCTATTGCATCAAATAGTTTACCTTTCTTCGAGGCATTTTGATTTCCTGTAGCAATAGCGGCTTGTTGTGCAAGAGCGGCAGTTTGTGCATCTCTATCAAGACCAGCTTCAGTACTCTGAAATATATAACTAGCATCATCTCTATGTCTTTGCCATAAGAATTGATATTCTCGTTCACTAAGACCAAGAGCAGCCTGAGAAGCAAAAGTATTAGACATTAATTGATTAGCATTATTAATTGTAGAAACTGATCTCTGCCAATTAGCGTTAGCTGCTCTAACGGATGCTTCCATATTAGAATTAAAAGTCTCTCTGGCTAACTTTTGATTTTCATAAAATTGTTCATGAGCATTTACTTCACCTGCATTAAACTGTCTTACTGCCGTAAGTCTATTTGCATTTGATTCTTCTACCGAAGTTTCTAGAGTAGAAAAGAATTGTTCTACTTGATTTTCTGTGGTAGCATTGAATTGTCTTGATGCATTCTCTGCTGCTTGATCAGTAAACAAACCTTGTGTAAAAGCATTATAACTAAGAGTATTAGCTGCCTGTTGATTTGTTAGGTTAGCTGTATCAATTGCTAAGAAATTTTGTGCATTATTTACAGCACCTGTTAATCTTGCATTCAAATTCTGAGTTCTCATGGCAGCAAGATTGTTAGAATTCTGTAATGCTGTTGCTTGTTTATTATTCAAATTCTGTAATTGTATTCTTCCATATGCCTGTGCATCTGCACTAGCTATTGGTAGACCAGCCTCTAATAAGGCTTGTGTTCTAGCTGAAGCTGCCATGGAAGAAGCTCCAAGCCCCCTCTGTAGCATAACAGAATCAGCATTTCTAGCAGCAGGAGCAGCCCATAAAGGTAGAGGCTGTCCTTCTTTAATGGAAGAAGTAATTTCTCCCAGTTGAAATTGTAATGTAGCTTTCGGATCAAGGTCTGCTGTAGCAGCCTCTGCTAATTCTTCTGTTGGAATAGCTTCCTGAATATCACCAATAACTCTAGTAGGAGCGGCTTGTGCAGCAGCAGCCGCTGCTCCTGTATCTGCTACTTTAGCTGCTTCAGTTACAGCAGACGGAACTCTTGTAGGACTGGGTTGTGCTACTCCAGTTTCTGGAACTATTGCTGGAGGAAGAACAGTAGGTTGTTCTCCTATTTCAAGACCTTCTTCTTTAATTAATTCTTGTCCAGGAACTCCAGGAGATAAAGTTGGAACTTCTAATTTAGGAACAGCAGGAGTTGTAGGAACAGGAGAAGGAAAAGCACCCAATGCTTCTGCACCACTTAAAGTAGCAGCACCACCTGTAAACGGAGAAGGAGCAGCTTCAGCCTGAGCTTCCTGTGCTTCTGCTTTTAACTGTGCAATAAAATCTTTATCCTCTTGAGCTTGTTTCAGTGCAGCTTGTTGTTTCTTCTGCTGACTCAGTCCATACCAATTAGTAAAACCTCCGGGTGCTTTTCCTTGATAACTACGAATGCCACCCACAGCTTTCTCACCACTACCTCCTGCTTCTTTGAGAAGTCTGGCCTCTTCAGGATTAATAAAGGCCAAGCTCTCTCCCTCTGGAGATCTACTTTCCAGCCATTTAATTGCTTTATCTACATAAGCAGGAGTTTTATTTTTGTCTGCCATTCTATTCCACCTTTACGTTATAAGCTTCGTCAACAGTGCTACGTGCCAGTTCCTAATACTATACTTTCAGGATAAACCTCTAAACCTGATCCTGTATCTAAAATACATAGATGATTAGTAGGAGCAAATCCTACCACTGTCCATGTTCCTGTTTCTATATTTACATAAACATTAAGAAGATGACCTTTAACAGATACTCCTGTTAGTACTTGTTTTTCTTTAAATTGCTTTAAAATATTACTTAAAATTATATCTTTTTTTTCCATGGGAAGACAAAGGTTAGGAGATAATTTAGTTTGTGCAAATGCTTGTGTTGTCAGTATTCCTGAAAAAAAGATTATACTAAAGCTAATCAACAACAGCCATGCCTGTTTCCATAGTATTTTCATTTCTATAAGACTTTATTAAGCGTCTCTGGCTGCTCTATTCTTATAATCAGACCTAGCAAGAAGAGCTTCAATTAAACCATCATCGGTAGCTGGCATAGTTTCAACAGATGCATCTGCTTTCAATATTGCCGATGCATTATCTGCCATTCGTGTTTTGCATTTGTTAATTTTTCCTACAACTGCCTTCTGTACCCAATCATCAATATCAAGTAAATCGTTTAAAAGAATTTTCTCATTAATATCATTGATCTCAACTGTAACTGTTAATGCCATTTTATTATTCCTTTATGCTAATAGACAACCAGTAAAACGAGAATCTGTTTCGACATCTGATTGCACCGTTCCACCTGCTTGTCGAACTTGAACAGAGGCAGTATCCCCAGCATCCATATCTACTACAAAACTCGATGATATCGTCCAATACACAGCATCTTGACCAAAATCTGTGTCATTTAAGTTGTCATAGTTTCTATTACTTGTTACCAATCTTATTCTATAATAGGCCGATGCACTATCTAGATTGAGCAGCATAATCATATATGTTAGCAAATACTTTCCAGTAACAGGAGCGGTAAAAGTATTAGATGCAAAATCTGCATTGACATCAAATATTTCTGTTCCAAATGCTATATCTACATCAGAGGTAACAGCGAAATTAACTTGCTGTGATGCAGGGCCAGCTGAAAAAGCTGGTTGAAGCGGCTTGATCACAGTACCCGCTTCATCAAAAGCCATATGAGTAGTAGTACCTAATGTTGATCCTAGTCCTATAACAAGATCGTCAGCAGTATCGTCTAAACCAATATGAAAGTCTTGAGCATTACCATCAAATACAATCTTAGTATCTTCAGCCCCTGCATCTCCAATAGTTAAAGTAGGTGTAGTACCTTTAAGAACAAGACTACTATTTGTTAGAGTAACAACATCTGTTCCACCTATATTAATATCTATTTGATCATCTGTATCAGCAGTTATAGAAGTATCAGCATTAGCATCAAGTATAAGTTCAGTACCATTCATATCAAGTTTAGCAGCAGCAGTAAGAACACCATTAACTTGTGCTGTTCCAGAAACATCTAAAGTACCATTTAAGTCTACTGCTGTAGCATTTAACTCTATTTCATCCGTTGCATTTATATCAAGAATGGTTGCACTTGGTGCATTAATAAACTGTGATGCATCATTAAATTGTAACTGCATAGTACTATTAAGTAGTAACCCAGTATCATGAACATGAGTTAGAGTAACTTCTGAATTAGCACCGAAAGTTAATAGAGCAGCATCAGAAACTAAACCTAAATCATCACTAATAGTTGCATCACCTGTCAAAGCTAATGTAGAGCCATCAAAAGTAAGATTACCTTCTGCATCAAGCTCTGTCGTTGTCGAACCAATTGTTACTAGTTCATTTGCAGTAGCATTATTAATTGCTGTAACAGCACCAGTAGAAGGAGTTGTCCAACTCAATGCTCCACTACCATCTGTTTTTATAATTTGATTTGCTGAACCATCAGCATTAGGTAATGTCCATATAACATTAGCAGATATACTATCTGCTGCCTTAAAGCCCACGTAATGTGCTCCATTAGCAGCAAGTTCCTGAAATTGTATAGAAGTAGTATTACCAGTAGAAGTTCCATGTGGACCAAAAGAAAATCCTCCAGAACCTACTGCTACTGTAGTATCATTACCATCTTCATCATATTCTATAGAAAAATCTTTACCAGTACCAAAGTTTAACTTTAAGTCATCTGATATTGTTACACTACCTCCAGCAACCAAAAGAGTATCAGTACCATCTTCATCATACTCTATAGTAACATCTTGGCCTGATCCAAATTTAATCTTTTTGTCATCAGCAATATAAATATCGCCCCATTCTGCACTTGTACTACCTATATCTGCTCCACCAGAAGCATCAGGAACTATAGAAGTACTTGCTGTAATTGTAGTAGCTTCAAATGTACCTGAACCTGTAACATTTGCACCGCTAAAAGTAAGGGCAGTAGTAGTACCAGATTTAATTATAAGATCACCACTAGTATTAGTTGCAGACCCAAAAGTAGTACCATCATCTTTAAAGAAGATATCACCACCACCAGCATCAAGAACAATATCCGTACCAGCATCAACTGTAGCTAGAGCAGAAGAAGATATCGTAAGATCAGTGCCATCTCCCTCTATCTTTTCGCCATCGTCACCAAAAGTAATACCAATACTTGCAGGAACATTAATATCGCCGCCAGAACCTACAGTAACACTTAAATCTGTTCCATCTGACTCAATCTTTTCAGTGGTAGCAAATGTAAGGCCAACACCACTAGGAATGTTGACATCAGCCGTAGCAGTTAGATTAATATTATTTCCTGAGATTGTAAGGTCCGTTCCGTCACCCTCAATCTTTTCGGCATCATCACCAAAAGTAAGTCCTACATTGGCAGGAATATTAATATCGGTAGTAGCTGTAAGGTTAAGATCGGCACTTGCACTAATTGTCAAGTCGGTGCCATTACCCTCAATTTTCTCTCCATCATCACCAAAAGTTACACCAACACCACTAGGAATATTTACATCTGAAGTAGCCGTGAGATTAATGTCTGCTCCTGATGTTACAGTGATATCTGTATTATTACCTTCAATCTTTTCACCAGTGCCAAATGTAATACCTACATCAGCAGGAATAACTACATCACTTGTAGCTGTAAGATTAATTTTTCCTCCAGACGTAACTGTTAAATCCGTACTATCCCCTTCAATTTTCTCACCAGTACCGAACGTGATGCCTACATCAGCAGGAATTATAACATCGGCAGTTGCTGTGAGCTTAATATTATTACCGGAAATAGTTAGATCTGTTCCATCACCCTCAATCTTCTCTGCTGCATCACCAAAGGTTATCCCTTTATTTGCTGCTACTTTAATATCTCCTGAATCAATAGTTGCAATTGTAGCACTACCTGCTATAATCGTAATAGTATCTGAGTCTGTATAACTAGGTGCTCCACTAGAAATACTTATAGTTTCTACAGTAATTTTAGTATCGTTATCACTATCAGAAAGTAATGCAACATATCCTCCCATTGCATCACCACCGTCATGCCTATGACCACTGGCAGTTGTACTGGTTGTTGCCTTAAAAGCATCAAAGATTTCTGCATATTCATTTGTAAAATATGCTGCCTCAATTACATTACCAGTAGCTAAATTACTATATGTAGAAGTTTTATCGTACCCTTGAATAGCCATTAATATCTTCCTCCAGGAGTATACTCTAATTGAAATCCTCTAATAGAATATGGTGGTTTACTAGCAGTATCTATAATATGAACAGCAGATGAAAAACCCGATCCTTCAATTGATTTTCTAATTAAAGGAGAACCAAAAGAACCAAAAACTGCTGTTCCGAATGTAGATAAAGCATTGCCAAAAACAGCAACACCAGATGTTTCAGATATAGAAATTGCAGAAGGTTGTGGTGTATCAGAGTTATTATAATTGTATCTCATTAGAAGACTAAAATCTAAATCTCCTTCTGATTCAATATTAAGTAAAATTCTTTGCATACTTTTTCTAACACCTGAATCTCCAAAAGTTATATCTGGACTTTTATATGCTGCTGATATGGTTGTTCCAGTAGAACTATTTGTTGTACTTCCATTAAATCTATTTGATTGTTCTTGACGATATACAAATCCATTGTTATCTCCATGAACAATATATTCAGTAGATCCGAAATACTTTGAATCTGTACAAGTAGGTTTAATACCTATAATATCAGACCATTGCCAACCTACAGTTCCTTCCAAGTTTCTTTTGAGTGTTCCTATAATTCCTTTACAAACTGTCTCTACGTTATCATCATCTGGATAAAATAAACGATATTGACTTTTTTCTCTTATTACTAAAGAATTAAGATTATCAAAATTAATCTCATTAATTCTTTTTTGTATAGTCTTAGAAACTGTGCCTAATTCAATATCCCCAATTCTTTCCGTACCGGCAATTGTTCTTAATCCATCAGGAGCTAGGAAGATAATATCACCACCCACTTCTTGTATCGTCCCTCTATCTAGACAACCAAGTTTTCTTGTGATAGGATTCATTTGAAAGTCTGCACCACTTGTACCTAGAATCTGATAGATCTCATCTTGTGCAAATACAATAAGTTTATCACGAAATGTTTTTAGTCCTACAACCGGGCTATCAACTTTAATTGATCCTGCTCCGTTTGCAGCAGTAAAATCATTCTCAGCAAAAGGTGCTGCAAATACTACCTCTTGTTTATTGCTTGCCATTCCA